GCCACTTCAGATTGGATCATTTTAAGCAATATTGAATAACAAGTAAGATCAAGCATTGAATCTTCTATTGATTCGTTGTTTGGTTCTGCTCCTTGCAATAATACACCAAGTCTTGCAACCTTTGTTGAAATCAATGACAAGCAATTCTGTTGCGCTGATAACCCAATTATACTACCAGCGAGTTTAAAGTTGCTTAAACGGTCTGTATTTGCGTAATCATTGCCCTTTTTAAACATAGTTTGCTTAACCTCCTGAATGATTACCTCAAATTGCTCTTGTTGCTCTTTTAAATCCATTATTTTAATTTATTAATTCTTCAATATTAATACTGAATTGATCCATATACTCTTGAATCTCCTTAAATACTTCATCCAGTTCATTCCTATTCTGTGGATTGTTTTCAAATCTTTGTTCCAATGTATGCTTTAAGTTTCTCGTTATTTCAAACAAAACACAAGCCATATCAATAGACTTAATGCACCTTAAATGTGCCATTCTATCTTCTTCATTGTTTAAATCAAATTCAAGTATTGCTTTCATATCTTTCAGTTTGTTGGTTTGCTTAATCTTTGTATTCCTTTATACAATTCTTCTGCATTATCATTCCAAATGTATTCGCAAGTTTCAAGTTTATGGTTGAAAGGCACTTCGACAAAGAAAATTTCTTCACTATAATAGTCAATTTTTGTGAATCTGTGGCATTCGTATCTCAACAAGCAACCCTCTCCAGTACATTTAGTTAGTTCTTCCATTAAAGAAATATGGGTTTTATAGTGTTTTCAATTCCAATAAATGATTCTATTACGAATCCTCGCCTACCTTTTTTGAAATTGTTTTGTACCCATTGAGAGGATGGACTTAAAGCTGGATAATTGTAATAATAAAAGTCATCAGAACCAGCCATATCAAAAAGTGTTTGGTGTGAATCTCCTTTTTTAAATATTATCTTTTTAGACTTCTTGTAAATCTCGTTGTGTTTACAATATTGGTCTATCTTTTCAATCTGCTTTGTGTCAAGTTGTGGCTTGAACCCAAATTTCAAAGTGCTATCGTCTTTTCCGTGAGTTATAACGAAACAAACATCATTCACGAAATAATGACTAATAAAATTACGATAATTCGATACACTTACATTTCGATACTTTTGTTCTGCCAAACTTTTAAAAGCCGAGTTTACGAAGTAACCAAAGCTTCCAGCGTGATTGTCGTTGCAAATATTGTTGAATTTAATATCTTTGTAATGGTAGATTAACTTATCCAGGATGTTCATTTTAAATTTCAAAGCACAATCAAACACTTCTTCGTTAGTCATATTCTGTGGTAAGTCGTGACCTCCTCTTGTAGTCTTTCCATTAAAACCATCCAACAAATCCCCAAGTTCATCCACAATAAGTAAATCGCTTGTTTGATTCTTAACAACCATATTTACAATTTCATCTGATGCTTTTAAAACTTCTTCTGCGTTCCATTCGGTTGCATACATTGAATTACCTTTACTATTCGTATCCATTCCAATGTGAACGTCAGAATAAGTTAGTACATCGAAGTCATAATTATTGTATTGTTTCTCAACCTTTACAGATACTGGACCAATATACTTTGAAATAATTGAATCAAAATCAATTTCATCTTTTGAAACATCAATAACATTCTCCTTAAAAACAATATTGTAAAAAGGTGTTCCAGTATGCGATACAAGTTTATAGGAAGTAATATCTTTTCGTGGTAAATTGTAGACCTTGCAATATTCGTCAATCTCCATCATTTGACCTGATTCACTCCAAGCACTTAAAACAAAGTCTTTCTTTGGTTTGTAGTCGTTTGATTTTGATTTGCTTTTAACTTCTACCTTAACCCCTCTCATTTCGTCAAGTTTACTTACTTCTTCTTCTGTTAAGTAGTATCTTGGATTTCCGTGTCTTGTTTTCTGCTTCAGCGCAAATCCTAATTGGATAGCTTCTGAATTAGTTAATCTGATCCCTTTCATTGGTTTGATTTTTTCAAATATAGTAATTTTTTTTCAAACCCTTAAAAAGACTTTATATCCTCTTATCTTATATTATCTTATCTTATGCCTTTCGTTTGGGTTTGCTTTCGCTTTTATTTGGGTTTTGAATGGGTTATTTTAGTTTGTTCAAAACGTAAAATATAATCAGTAAAACCAAGCTAATCAGCCAAATAAGTAGAGTTAAGTTTATTTTGTTTTTTTCCTTAAAATATCTAACTGGTATAGTTCTTTCTACTACTTTATCAACAAAAATAGTATCACATTTTCCGTTAATATAGACTGAATCTTTAACTCTAAAAACTTCAACTTTTAAGTTTTCTTTTTCCAGAATAATTGTATCAAATAACAAGTTATCTTGCACAACGGTATCATAATAAACTGCATTCGTTTGAACAAAAATAGTATCAATTAACTTAACAGAATCCGTTGTATGAACGAATGGGTATTTACGAACAATTCTCGAGTGCCTTTTTATTGGACTGCAAGAGATCATAAGCATAAGTAAAAAAATGTATCTCATAATTTGTTTTCGTTAAAATTTCCAAAAAAGCACCCCCCCCTTGAAAAACAAAATAGTTTTACATAGGGGGTATAAGAAATAGGTGTTTAAAAGTTAAAAAGTGAAGAGTTGTCCCACCTTGCTTTAGTTCCTCTAATATCGTAATGAACAAATCCGTTGTACAATCCAACTCCTCCCTCTTTCATCTTACCACTTTTTATGAGTTTTAAGATAGTTTTGGCAACTTTCTTAGGAGTAAGGTCACGAACAACAATATCACTCGCAGAAGCAGTCAAATGTTGGCTAAATTTAACACCCCCGATTCTATTGTTATATTCCGGATGCCTATAAGCTGAATTGATTGAGATAGGTAAGCTAATTTCATCTCTTAAAACTTGCAAATTTTTCGCTAATTCTTTTACGTTTTCAATGTACTTTTTTGGTACTGGAGTACCATCTTTGCACTCAAATTCTTTTAGGCTAAAATTAGGCGTTATATTCATTACGAATGTATTTTTCTATATTTATCAAATTCACTTTTCAAAGAATTATACTTGGTTTTCCAAGTACGAACCTCTTGTCTTAATGACTTGCTTTCTTCTTTTACTTCTTTAAGTTCTCCACGAACATAGTTAAGCTCCTCTTTCAATTCGTTGTACCTTTCTTTTTGATCAATCACAAATTCGTTATAAGCTTTCTGCATTGAAACAACTGCATCACTTCCAGCTTTCTTTTCCTCAATTCTTTTAATTTTTCGCCCACCGAAATAAGCACCAACTCCACCGATTGCCAAAACCAAATTATCCCAGTTGCTTTGCAGAAAATCCATCATATCCCCTCAACGAATTTTATATGCTTAATGGCATTATCCATGATCGTTTGACCGATTGAATTGTACCAATTTGTTACGTATAAATTTTCATCAGAAACTTTTATGTAGCTTCCATCTACTTCGGTAATTCCATCTTCTTGGTATTGAACCTTTCCAATTTCTGGAATATCTTTAAACTTAATTTTTTTAGTTTTAAAAATAACATCGCCAAACACATCTCCGTTACTATCTAATCTTTCAACGAAATACTCAAAAGTAAACGAATCGGTTAATGGCTCAATAGTGATTGACTTAATTACACCTCTTCTATTGTCGGTACTTACGCTTGTTTTCTTTAATACAATACCAGTCGCTTTGTCGCTTAATTCTTTATACTTCATAATTGTAGTCTATTATCGGTAAATCACAGTACCCATTTTCATTTTTTATTTTTATACTCAAATTACAGAACCATCCGTTCAAAACACTTCCACCTCTTTGCGAAAAGTTCTGAATCGTAGTAACTCCATCCACAACTCCGTACTCTTGCCATCTGTTAGAAGTTGTAATTACTTTAATCAAATCGTTCATTATCTGCAAGGTTTCGGAATCTACATATTTCGCAGTTTTCTTTCCATCGTCTATCTTATCACAAACCATTAAACCAAGCTGAAGCGTAACATAGTGTCTGTCTATTGTAGCATCAGTAATGTTTGCCAAAAGCGAAGTATGGTTTACTTTATTGCTTTCGTAAATATCCAGGAATTGCCCATAGAAATACGAATTGATTTGCAAATGTGCATCAGCTAACAACCTCAATTCTTGGTCTATTTTATTTATCGTTGCTTTCATTCGCTTTCCTTACTCTAATTGCTTCTAATCTTACTTTGTTAATTGTCTTTTTTTGTGGCTTCATATATTACAGAAATGATATTTTTCTTGAATAGTTACTACCTTGTTTCTCTGGGTTAATATCCTCTTTTTTATTGGTGCAAACGTACAAAGGATAAGATTCTTTATTATCAATTAAATAACCGATAAGCCTATTCTTGTAAAAAGAGTAGTCCTTTCTCAATTCATCAACATAGGCATTATATTGCGATAAGTCATTCCCTCTCGAATGTTCATCACTTGCAACTCCTACGTTTTTGTTCCTTATCTTCCAGTTATTATGGTTTGATGCTTTTAACTCACAAGCAACGTAAACAAAATCTAAAACATAACCCATAAGTTTTTCTTCCAATGCAGTCAAATCTGAATCCTCAACTCCTTGCAACAATCTTCTGTATTGCTGACTTCCTAAAGCTGGTTCTAAGTCAACGTCTTGCACCCTCTTAAGCGTTACGTTAAGCGTTTCATCATTAACATCACTATCAATGTATGAGTAATGCTTCAAAGTTGCTAAATCTACTAAATAATTCATTGTAAGTCAGTCGTTAATTAAGTAAAGAAAATTTCTTGTTTCCAAATGTGTCTGCAATACGGAGTCGCTCTTTTAAGTTTATCGTTGTAATACCAACCACCTCTATAAGCAAAAGCGTTGTAACCAATTCTTGCACTAATTCCGTTTATATCCTCTCTACTCCATACCCTTGATGCTGAAAAGCCTACTAAGGCTATGCAAAAATCTCTCGAAGTTGGAATAATAGATGGTCTATTGTCTTGTGCTGGATTGTGAGCATAAGAGTAAAATATCTCAATCTTTGTAACGTCTTGCCTTGCAACCTCAATCATTCCCTTATTAGTTATGTTTGCTTTGCTATCAATTAGTTCTAAATTCTTAAATCTTTTAAATATTCGGTTAAGTTTAAAAGGATTGATGCCTAAAGCTTTTCGGATAGAGTTGTAATCGTTTCCATCTCCAAGCATTGCCAAAACTTGGTTTTCTACTGCCGATAATTCTGCAAAAGATTCTTTTTTAAAGTCGTTTAAAAACTTCTCTCTTTCTTCATCAGCATCAAATTCAGCTGGTAAACTTTTCGACATTAAACAATTCTCTGGTCTTTTCTTACCTGACATTTCAAACAACTCAACCACGTTTATATCCTCCGATTCTGTTTGCTCCGAGTTCTTCTCTTTGCGTATTTCTTTGAGTTTGTTACTCGCCCATCTTATTCCAGAATCTCCACCCCAAGCATCCCACATAATACCACCACAACCTTCTGAATAAGGAACATCGGAATATTGTATGTGTCTTTCAAAACTTGACATTCTCGCAATAGTTTCCTCCGAAATTGGCTTACCATCTGCAAGTTGTCTTGCTCTTACCCAACCTACTTGAGTTCCACAATCAGAACCATTCTTTTCTTTCCACTCTATCGCTCTCCTTGCGTTGTTTCTTGCTCCCTCTGGATAGTCTGTGTACGATTCAAATTTTTTTTTTGAGAAAATTGCTGGAGTTTCTTCTTCTTTTGCTTGTAAAAAGTCAAGTTCTACCTCATTAAAAGTTATTTCTCCTTGAAGTCCATTAGCATACTTTGCAATGTGGTTAAGTGCTTGTAAGATTGCTCTTTGCTTATACTTGAAATAATTGGCTTTCATTATTTTATACCCAATCTCCAACTCCGTTGCATTACCAAGTGATCCTTCTGTCTTAATTCCAAATAATATTGGAGTAGTAACTGAATGAGCAAGAATAATGTTGTTTCGGTTGTCTTGGCTAAGTGCAAGATACCTATCTTTTAAATCGTTTCCACTTAATGAAATTACTTCGGCACTATTGTCTTTTCCGTTTGAATAAAGTATCATTGTACCACCAGCATTCTCCTCTCCAGAAGCGTTTTCTTGTATCTCTTTCTCAATTTGTCTTTTCTCCTTATCGTCAGTTGGGATTCCGTTGTTCAAATTGATAATAGTACCAGTTGAGAATCCATTGCTTATCTCGTTAAGTTGGTACTTGTTTATCTTAACATCGGTAAGAATAGAAGTAAGTCCACCAGCATAAGGTGGTTGAGGATAAGTAGATTTGTTTATCTTGGTAACAGATGAATTAGATAAACCTCTCATTTGTTTGTTAGTGTTCGTTCTATTGTAAATAGACTGCTTTCCCTTTTCTTGATAAATTAGGTAAAACTCTCTTTCTTTCCTATCACTTGGATCAAAAGGACAAATAATTTTTAATGGATTTTCATCAACATCACTCCAATCGTTGCAAACTGCAATTTTTTCATCGTCTAATCTGTAACGTACTTTCTCAAAATCAATAACTTCAAGCTTGTCGCAACGTGATTTGTCCAAACTCCAAACCCCTTTAAGGCAAAACATATTAGAAATCTCCAAATCCTTGCTCATTTGCTCGGCAATTTCGTCAAGATTGTAGTCTGAATTTCCGTTTTTGAAAAAAGCTTCGTATTTTTCTTTGTCTATTCCCTCGTAATTTAACCCTCCAGAAGTTGTATAATGTACTTTAGAGTTAATTATTCCACTTTGAATAGCTGAAGATTGATAAAGAAAGTTTAAGAAATAAGGATATAAATTGTCTAATCCCCAATTTATTACATTTTCCGTTAAATTGTCGCTTTCAGTTGGATTTGGGATTGAAATGCTTTTATCAATAAAGCCACTTTTCAATTTAGACATAGTTAATTGTGTTTATAGTGTTTACCGTATAGTAGTCTCCCTCTGGAAACTCTGTAACAACTTCTGCTTTACCTTTAATAAGCATAGTTTTACCATCAGTTGTGGTTGTATCATCTTCACTTTCATAAATAGAAAGCAAATAATTGCCCTTTGGCAAATCCACATCCGTAGGTAAATTTAATAAAAATAAATCAAACCTATTTGTACTACTTTCAGCAGTCAAATAGAAATTGAAATACTCTCGTTTTTGTTGGTGGAAAAATGAAAATAGAAAATTAGGATTCTGTATCGTTACTATCTGCTTCAACGATACTGCTATCTTGTTTGTTTCGCTTTGCTTTAGTAATAACATAAGAATTGTCCTTTTTTAATATTTCAATATTTTCTTCGCAAACGAGGATAGGTTTACCCATAAATTGAGAGTAAACCGTTGCCCCGATATATTCTTTCTTAATCTTCATTAAGGTGCTGGAGTTAATAATGTTCCAACAATAGTATCATCTACACTTGGTGCGATAGATGTTTCTTTCCCTACTAAATTAATTACAACACCATTAAGATCTTCGTAATTCATTCCAGTAGTGATAGCAGATGTTTCAACGGTCATTCCATTAACAAGTCCATAAACAAGGTTGTTTCCGTTTTCTTTCTCCTGAACAACGGTAACAAATCCTTTTGAAATCAAATCAACCAAATCTCTTGTTGCTTGGCTATCGTCTTTCAACGTAATAGCACAAGTTGAAGCGAAAAAGATTGAATTGTTTTCTCGTGAGCGTGTAGGAGTTTCCGTGAAATCAATGGATGCCATATCTGGCGAAATTCTATATCCTTGTTTTCCACTTTGCAAAGATAATGCACTCAATACATTAGAAGCAAGTGTATAGGTATTTAAGTTTTCTGTGTTATAAACCACAACGGACTTTGTGCCTCCGAAAGAAGCACAAGCCGATTTGGTAAACCCAGCTGATAATTCACAACTCATAGTTTATTGTTTTTTAGTTTAGCTATTAAGCTAAGGTTAATCTTACGAAATACTCAGAATATACATATTCAATACCACTTCTGAATAAGTTTCTTACTCTGATTTTTTCAGACTCCTCAAGGTACTTTACCGTAAGACCGTCTAAATCTGACTCCAAGTCAGTTCCAAAGAACATATAAGAATAAGGTACTGCGTACATCTTACCTAAACCGTTAAGTTGTGGGTAAGTTCTTACCGTAATGTTTGTAGTTGGAAGTATAAAACTCATTTCAGAACCTTCTTCAGTTACTGCAATAGTAGAAGCGTAATCTTTATCGTTGTAAATTTGAGAAAGGATTGCGTTTGCTTCTGCTCTACCAGTAATGATTTCAACATTTGCTCCGTTGTCAAACAATACTGCTGGAATTGCATCGTAAACTTTTTTCGCTAAATCGAATCCGTTTGTTGCATCGATAGCAGTTTCAGTAGTTGTTACATTTACCAAAGAACCATCAGCATCCCATCTTTTGATAAGTCCATCGTAGTGAGCTAAATCAGCGTTTGCTGAAGTAGTATCTCCTTTGAAAATCAAATCTTGGTTTTTTGCTTTTGTTTGCTTAACGATATACGCAGTCAAAACATCTTCCAAAGGCAAGTCTCTATCTTGTCTGTTTGCACCGATTGAAAGCAATAGTTGAGCCCAAGTATCTTCAAGAGTATCGTTACACAATGAAGTGTTTACCATCAATCTCTTTGTAGAAATATCTTTTCCATCAAATACGATTGAACCACTTTCAGTAGTTGAACAAGCATCTCCAGATTGAAGTGCCAAATCAGAGTTCAACAATTTGATTGTTTGGCTTCCTTTTACGTTTTCAAGTACGTTAATTCTTGAAGTCAATCCAGCACCGTACAATAAATCTGCATAGATATCAGCCGATTGTGCATCAACGTAAGCTGGAAGTGCAGTTACATCGTAATCGAATTTTTCTTTAATTCTTTCTTTTATATTTTTCATCTTATTTTGTAAAATTTCTCCAAGTTTTAGTTGATTTTGGAGTTGTGTTAAACTTTCTTTTGTTTTCTTTGTCTAATTCATTAACCAAAGTTTCGATTTGTTTTGCGAATACTTCGTTAGTAGCTTTTAGAGTTTCAATTTCTTTTGAGAATGTAGCTTGTAATTCTTCAATCACTTCAGCTACTGCTTCTGGAGATACTGCTTCAGGTACTTCTTCAACTGGTACTTCTTCCTCTGGAGTTTCTTCAATATTGGTAACGATGCCATTTCCATCTACAGTCAGCACAACTGCTTTGCCATCCATTTCGATTGCGTGCATACCTTCTGGAGCAAGTACCTCTCCTTCTTCAGTTACAACTCTTAATTCTGTTCCTACTTCCAATGCATCAGTCCAAGCCACTTCTACACCATCAACAGTCGTTGCAGTTTCAAACTTAGCTTTTCCAAATACCATTTCAAATAGGGATTTGTTTTGTTTCTTCATTTTTGTGTTTTTTGTTTTTATGAATTTTTTATCGAACCAACCCTCTATTGAGAATCCGATATGCTTTCCTTTTTTAATATCGTTCCAAACTTTGTCGTTATCAACTTTGTAACTTACAATCCATGATCCATCTTTTAAGTTTTGGCTTTCAAAAGTATCTGGTGCTTTTACTCCTCTTGCGTTATCCACGAAATAAGACTCGAACAAATAGATATCTTTTATCTGCTTGTTAGAATCGTGCATCTCGTTTACGTTATTCAAGTAACCACCTTTGAACATTTTTTGAGCAATCTGCATCGTTTCCTTTTTGTCAAAAACAACGTAATGCTCTCCGAATTGTTCGTCCCTTCTGTAAATAGGTAAATCAACTGCAATAGCTACACCAGTTACAATTCTTTTTTCTTCATTGAAATGATATTTTACTTGTTCGCTTTTACCATTGAAATACTCAAAAGCTTTCATGTGTGCTGGAGAATCTACTAAAGCGATGAAGTCCATCCCCTCCGTTTCTTCCGTTAATATCATTTTGTAAATTGGTAACATATCTGTAAGACTAAATTAAATTTATATTTGTAGCTTAAATAGTAGCGATTCTATCTACTTGGCTTCTTCTACTTTGCATCGCTTGTAATTCGCTTTCTACTAAGACTACTTTTGTAGTAGGTATTTCTGTTCTTCCATTTCCAGTATTGTTTCCAGTCGGAGCAGTTCCACTCGTTACGGTAGTTGGTACACTTGGAATCGATGGAGCAGAAACTCCACTACCTCCACTCATTCCACCTCCGGGAATCTTTGTAGATATTATTTTTCTAATATTTGCCAATCCACTTGCTACTGCTACACCAGCAGCTATTGGAGCAAGTGCTGGACCAACTATTGGAACACCAACGACTGAAGAATAAGCAGCATTCGCAGCAGTATAAGTGTCAATCGTTGCTTGTGCTATTGCAGCAGCTTTTCCAACTTGACTACCCTCTCCAACTAATGAAACAATAGAACCTAAAACATCGGAAGTAGCTTTTAACGCTTGGTCTACCTCTTGTTTTTTTAATTTCTTTTTAAACTCTGTTTCTTCCTCAGCAAGTTTTTTGCTTTTTTCAGAATAGACCTTGTTTAATTTATCTATTTCTTCTTGAGTTGCTTCAGCTGATTTTAACTTTTCTAAATCAAGGTTTTTTTGAATTTCTAATTCTTGCCTTGCCCTTTCAAAAGTATTCTCAATAGCATCTAAATCAAATTGTTTTAGTATTTCATTTATAATTGCTTGGTTTTCTTTTAACTTCTGCTCTTTTGCCAATCTTTGGCTCTCCTCTAAAGCATCCATCTCTAAAGCTTGATTGATTTTAAGTTGCTTTTCTAACTCTGTATTTTCTCCATACTTTTTTATTAAAGCATCTAACTCTCTTTTTTGCTCCGTTTCTAATTGAGTAATTGCTCTTTGATTTTCATCCTCAATTTCTTGGTTTTGTAAATCAGTAAATTCTTGTTTTAATTCCTTTAGTTTTGCAAGTTTTTCTTCTTCAAGTTTAGCAGTTTTTTCATCTTCTTGTTTTTTTTCTTCAATAGCTTTATTACTTGCTACCTTTCTTTTTTCTTGCTCTGCCAAAGTAAATCCATCCCTTGTGTTTTGAAGTTCTACAAGTTTTGCCTTTGCTTCATCTATTGTGTCTTGTCCCTCTTTCTCTACTTCTTCAGGGTTAAATACTAACTCGGCAACTCCTTTCGTAAAATCATCAGCGAGATTTGTTGCAATATCTCCAAGTCCTGGTATAAAACTTAATCCATAAGTAATTGCATCAACCGTTCCTAAAAGCATAGTAAGTGGAGCAGTAATAAAAGCTATTATCCCTTGTAAAATATCTCTATTCCTTTTTGACGCTTCAATTTGGAGTTTTTTCTGTACTTCAGCGTTCTCAATAGTTAGTCTTTGTTCAGCAAGTTGAGCATCTAATTTCTGTAGTTTCATTTTAAGAATATCCTCCTCACTTTTACCAGCTAACCTTAAAGTATTTTCACTCGCAATTATATTGTCAAGTTGCGATTTAGTGAGTTCCTTTTGCTTCTCTAAATCTGAATTCCTTTTCTTTTGCTCTTTAGACAACCCGCTTACTGCTCCTTTAATATCATCCCAATAAGCTACGATAGTTCCAAGTGCTACAATGATTGCTCCCACACCAGTAGCAAGTAAGGCAGTTCTCAATCCTTTTAACGCCTTGCTTCCAGTTCCAACTGCTAAAGCGTAAGCTTTCTGTAAACCAATAGCAATTTTTGTTTGGGCGTTTTTGATAAACAACATCGCTTGGGATTCCTTTTCCGTTGCTAATCTTATTTGCTCAATAGATTGGAGTAAAGACATTGTCGCTTGTAGCTTTACCATTGTTTTCATTAACTCCTCATTCTCCACACCAAGCAAAGCAGTTATCGAAGTCATTGCTTGATAACCAGCAACTGCACTTTGTCCGATTTGCAACGCTCCTTGTAAGTTCTTTCCATCTTGTGAAAGTCGATTAACCTCGTTATCTAAATCGGTTAGTTTGTCCTTTAAATCTGCTGAACGCTTTAACGCTTCTTGACCTATTGGGCTTTCCCTACCAGCAGACAAAGCAATAGTTTGATAAGACTTAATTGCTTTCCTTAAATCTTCAACACTTCCCTCTCCTCTGTCAATAGCTTGATTCAGTGAATTAAACTTTTCTTCTACGTTACTGGAGTTAGTAGTCTTTTGAACGTCTTTTATTGCATCCTCTAATTTCTTAACTTCCTGAACACTTTGCCCAGAATCTACTTGTAAACTTATTGCTACTACTTCTGCCATATCTTATGAATTTACCCACATCACATCGTCAATGTAATTAG